AGAAGCCTGTTATGTACTTGGTACCACATCAGCCGCATAAAATACCTGAGAGCCGTCAACCACAAGCCGGATATCAGTGTTGTTGCCGTTTGCGAATCCACTGAAGGACACAATCAATGGCGCCCCCGTTGCCCCATACACGTAAAGTGATGAAACCGTTGTCCAAGATGTACCGAAACTCTTAGATGAACCAGACGAAACGCCCCTTGGAAAAGTAACCGCCTGCCCCTGAATATTTACCGTATCCACGTAAATGTCATCGGCAAAAATGGACGAGCCTGCGATAAAGGTGGTGCCTGGCTTTTTCCAGTTATCCACTGTGATGGCGGTATTGCCAGCGTCATTGGCAAGCTGTGCAATCTCTCCAATGTCCTGACTGGTGCCGCCGATCTGAAGCGTTGAGGCAATGTACCCGGTGTCGGCTTCAATGCGCCCACGAATGATGGCGTCTTGAGCCTCAAATGCGCCGCTTTGTAGCAGCCTCCAGCCTGCATTTCCTGCCGAAAAGTTGCCGGACTGTGCATTGCCATAGAAAGTGGCGGCGCTCGCGACGTTGAGATTATCAACATCGATGTAGTCGGCCTTCAGCAAGCCTGAACGTGGTGATAGGCGTGCCGTCTGCCGCCTCAAATGCTGCCAAACCCCACGGCGCCGATCTGGCCCTTGGCAATGTAGCCTTCTGGGATGTAGGCCGGAGCGTTAATCACAAAGCGGTTCTGGCCTTCTACCTGGGCATAGCCAAACACCTAGCTGGGTATTGCGGGCAGCGTCCATACTGGAATAATTGGTGGCCGGGTTAAACGGGGTAATGCTTTGGCCAGGGTCGATGAATAGCATAGAGTTTGAAGCAACAACCAGACTGCTTTCAGTGCCATTGTCCCCAAAGATCAACCCGGACATGCGGTCGTTAGCGTCGAGCTTTATGCTATACCGCGTTTTAATGCCGGTGACTTCTCCGGCAAGATTCGTCACTACCGCCGCTTCAGCCTTGGTTTGCACCGCAGCAGAATTGTCATCAACGCCTGCCTGCAACGTCGTTATGTCGCTGGCTTGCGCGGTAAGCCCGTCCTCATTTGAAGTAACACGAACATCAAGTTCGCTCAATGCCTGCGCATTACCCTCCGAGTCCAAGTTAGAAACGTCAGTCTGAAGCTGGGTAATGTCGGAGCTGTGAGCAGTAACCGTTTCATCGGTCGCTACTACCCGGGCGTCAAGAAGTGAAAGGGCGTCGCTGGTCGCCGTTATATCGCTCTCTGCCGCAACGAGACTGCTCTCCAGTACAGTTACGGCAGAACTAACACTGGTAATTTCATCTTCCGCCGCTGTTGTTCGGGACTCTAAAGAAGAAACCGCTGAACTGTTAGCATTTGTGTCCGTAACCAGACCGGTTACCGTGCTTTCCAGCGCCGTGATGTCACTGGCCTGCGACGTAACCGTGTCTTCCGCTGAGGTCACGCGGGTATCAAGCGAACTAACGCCATTGGCATTGGCGGCCACGCCAGAAACCGCATCATTCACGGTATTCTCAAGTGCAACAATGTCACTTCCCTGAGAAGTAACCGTGTCTTCTGCCGTCGTTACCCGCGTTGAAAGAGCGGACGTGGCATCGGCATTGCCTATAATGTCACCCTGCGCGGCACTCACATCAGACTCAAGCAGCGTTATATCAGTGTTCTGTGCTGATATCGTTCCTTCCGCCGAGCTAACACGAGTATCTAGCGCCGATACAGCGCCTGAGTTAGCCGATACAGTGTCTGCAATGCTTTCGTAGTCGGGCAGCGGGTCATAGTACGTCGTGTCCGGCGGTGTTGCGTTAGGCTGAGACTGCGTAGCCGTAACCTCATAAACCACGTTGTCGTATCTAAACAACTCGCCGATTGCGTAAACATTGCTTTCGTCAAACAGAGAAATCGTCAGATCGTTAAGAGTTGCCTGGATTGATGTAAGCTCACCAGCTTGAGATGAAATGCTGTTTTCAGTAACTACTACGCGGGCATCTAGCGTCGAGTAAGCGTCAGCATTGGCAATAATGTCGTTGTTGGCCGACACCAGCGAGGCATTGACGTCTATAAACTCATTGTCGTAATCAACGATCGTGCCTTCCGCTGCTTCGATGCGGGGGCCATAGTCATCAAGCAAATCCTGCATCGACGGAATTTCGATAGCATGATCCCCGACTGTTCCCTCCAGTGTCGGAATGCGAATGCCGTAATCGTCAAGAGTATTCTGGATCGTCGGGATTGTTTGAATCGGCGTCAGCAATTCGTCTGCCAGTTCCGATTCTGAAAGCAGTCCCTCCAGCAGCCCGATAATGTAATCAGGATCAAACAGCGCTTGCGCCAGCGTGCCGGCCGTCGCATTGGTTGGCCCCTCAATGTCGCTGGTTGATGTGAACGTGATCCAGTAATAGTAAGGCGTGGGGGCTACGTCATCGCGCCGGTAGTCGGTATAGAACGCGCCAGCTTCACGCCCTGCCAGAATGGCATTGGCAAAGTTGTCCGTTTCTGAACGATAGATGCTTGTGTAGGCGTGATTGCTGTAAAGAGTGCCCGGAATATCCCAGGTCAGATTGATCGCACCGTTGAAGCCGCCGACGGCGTTGAAGTTCGTCGGAACGGGTGGCACAGCAAGATTCGGAGGTGGAGCGCCTGGCGTCAGCGATCCGGGATTGTTTGCGTTGAACCCGGTCCCGAGACTGCCAATACCGCTATCAACGAGGTCGCGCAGTGTTATCTTGCGATCCAGCGGGTCACCACGAACGCCCTCCCCGGTTTCGATGATTTCTTTGATCGCGGTGACCAGCGCTTTCAGCTCAAGAGGCGCCTTTGGTGAAAGAGGCGGGAGCGACTTGCGGCGACGGGCGGCCATTAAACCAACTCTCCTGGCGATGTCGCCAACTGGACGGACGCAATTTCATTGGTGCCCTGCAGTTCAACCTCCCAGTCTCGGGACAAGATGAACCCAGGAGGCATCCGAAACATGTAGGTAGAGGTGATCTCCCGGCTCATAACAGTGACTCCATCGGCATAGACGTTCAGGGTGACCGGGTAGCCATAAGCAATGACCTTGCCGCAGGTGAAGCCGGCTGCGCCGGGCGGGATCTCATGGAGGCGTGAGCGCCAGGTAAAGGTTAGCGGCGCCCCCCGGTCCCATTGGGTAATGTTCGCGCCCTGGACCAGATACAGCGTGTCGTTGTAAATGTCGTAATAGCCGGCACTGGCGGTGGTGTCGTAGAACTCAACGCCCTGGCCCGGAGTAAAGGCGAATGATCCACCGTCATAAAACGCCAGATACCTGCCGTTATACCGATAGGCGTGCATAGTGGCCGGGTTGAGCGCCTGCCACTGGTCGCGGGTCCAGACCTGATTGGTCACCACGCGAGCCTCAGTGCCCGCCCACCGCCACCAGACCGTCACTACCCGGCATAGAGTGCGTAACCGCCCATATCCACCATAGAGCGCTTGCTCAGGCACGGCTGGTTCACGTCCAGCCTCATTTGCGCCATAGCTTCCGGGCTTGAGCCGGTGACCAGCCAGGGTTGGCCGGTGGTGGTGACAATCAAGCCGCCACTGATGGCAGCGATCGCCACAATCGGGTCATTGAAAGCCAGTTGAAACGAGATCGGCCAAGCGTGTGGCAAGTAGGGCTCGCAAAACGCCAGGGTGTTTTCAAAGAAGCCAGCCAGAATACCGTTGGGCAACACGGTCAAGCCTTGCATGGCAGGATTCGGCGCGTCCCATTTCAGGCTTTCCATCGCCAAGCCAAGCTGCTCAGACAACACGCTGTCGGTATAGGTGCCGGTAGCTTCAGCCAACTCGACAACAAGCTGATACTGGCCGCCACTTTCCGCGCGATACAGCCGCTTTTTGGTGATGTCCAGATTTGCGGTAGGGACGCCGGGCAAGGTGACCTCGACCTCACCAAAGCCCGGATTGGTGTCCACGTCATCCCAGCGCAACACAAAGCCAGACGGATCACTCGGCGGGCCTTCCTCGCCAAACGCGGTAACCAGCGTCACCACATACGCGGTTTCCAGCGCCGTGTCCGGCACCTCCGTCCGATCTTCAGGCGCGACCACGGAAGGGCCAGACGCAGGCGCGGGAACGCCTAATTCATACCAGGCTGACGGATAAGGCCCGGTGCCGGTGGTGACTTGCGCAAGCGACCCCATCTTGGGCGCATCCTGACCAGTCCAGTACACCCGGGCGTAAGCGTCATTGGCAATCGGGGAGCGCACCACGTCAATGTCATATTGAGCACCCCAAGAGAACCAGAAGCCGCTGCCGTCGTTACCAACGTCATAGCGGTACAAGTTGGCCGGGTTGATCGTGTCAGGTAGGGCGCTGTCAATCAGGGTGTCGTTGTGAGGCCGCAAGGTGCCCCGGTCAAGGTCCAGGTTGCGGGCGGTCTGCGCGTTGTTTTCAGGCAATAGCCGGGGGTCCAGGATAGGCAGTTCGCCCCGGAAAGCCGCGTGTTGAATCTTCATAGAGGGATCCCGTTAGATAAAGCGTCTGGCTTTCACGCGGATACCGCCGCGGGCATGGCCAAAGGTGGCAAGGCGCTTGGCGTCCGTTGTGCCGGATCGGTATTGGGTTTGGTAGTAGGTGGCCATTTCAGGGTTTCGCCATGGCTGGGGCATGAGCAGGAGTCGCCAACGAGCACCATCGGCAATGGCGTCCGCG